GAGAGATTTACAGCCTTCACAGGCACATAAATCACCGTCATAATGGTGAGCGTGTAATTCTCCGTCGCAATGGCATTTACAATGACATTTTTGACATTTGCTCATTACATTGCTCCAACTACTTGTCGACATGCCATACAAGATTTTTTATATCTTGAGTGTGTTCCACAGTGGTCTACTACAGTTTTTTCTTTTTTTTCTTCTTGCCAACTAAAAAGCCAAGAAACAAATCTGTTCCATAAATTTTTAATCATTTTTCTTCTCCTCAATTTCGTAAAAGAATTTATCCGTATCTTCAGTTCTCCACTTTCGAGTGTCTTCTACATTCCACTCTGAAGTTTGAACTTTCCAGTCAGGAATTTCATCCTTAACTGTAAATGATGGGATATCCCATATTAATCTATTGTTTGGCTGAGCCGCATAGTTGCCATCGTCTAGGGCCATTATGTGTGCACACTTATGTTCGTGTGGTATCTCTGAATGATCAGTGTCTACTATATTACTCTCTGGATGTGCCCAGTCAACTGTAAAAAGGTATGCACCATGATACCATTTTTTATCTTTACCTATATATTTTCCTGATTGTCCGTCTAAGATATCGTAAGAAGTAATAGCAGGATAATAACTAAAACAATTCCAAAGCTCCAACTCGTCAAGTCTGCGCCCAGGAACTTCTTTGATATTATATCCTCGTTGGATGAAGGCCGAAATCGGCAAACGATAAAATACAGCCCCATTTTCCATAATTGCATGAAACAAGATCGGACGACCTGTAATCGATGCCATGCCAAAGATAATACAGTCTTCAGCCTCTCCATGATGTCTGGTAAGGTCATAAAGATATTCTCTCCTGATCTGTGCATAAATCACAGGTGTGTTTGCATTCAGATAAGCCATTAGAACACATTATAATATAATTGCGCCTACAACTAATCCAGCTACAAAACAGATGATTTCTCTTCTGTTATGTAATTGCCAAATCATTACTTGGTCTACATATTTTTTTATCATAGTTTCCTCCGTTAATGTATGTCACCCCAGTTTTTACCGGACTCGTAGTCTACCTTGTTTGGTATCTCTAAGTCAACTGCTGATTCCATAACTTCTTTTATACGTTTTGCTTGTTTATCACTTTCCACAGAAATATCTAGTTCATCATGAATCTGTATATGTGGAATAATTTTCTCTTTATATAACTCTAACATAGACTTTTTAGTCATGTCCGCAGCAGATCCTTGTATTAATTTGTTTAATGCTTTGTAAGTGTATGCTCTTCTAATACCTGGACCATGTTCTTGTACTGCTTGTTCAAATGGTAATGCTTTATGTAATCCAAAACTATTTGGTTCCCATAGATGGAATCTACACAACCTTCCCCCTAAAGTTCTAATTTGTCCTCTATGTTGTGCTCTATTAGATACAGACTTCATTAAAGTTTTAACAAATGGAACTCTACTATGATAAATAGAAAAAAGTTCTTCTGCTTTTTCTTTACTAACTCCTAACTCTGCTTGAAGTTTTGCTTTACCCATTCCATAAAATAATCCTAGGTTAATTGTTTTAGCTTGTGTTCTTGGTATCTGCGCCATGTTTGCAACAATAGTATGAAAGTCTGCGTCACCTTCGTTGTATGCGTTCTTAACATTAAAGACGCTTGCGTCTTGATCAAGGGATGCATAGTGAACTACAAGTCTTGGCTCTTGTTGATTGTAGTCAAAGCACCCCCACTCGCAACCAGACTCGGGTATAAAGAGGGATCGGATCAAAGGACCCAAGTCTTTGTTGCGCGCAGGAATTTGTTGTAGATTCGGATTAGAATAACTAAACCTTCCGGTTACAGTTCCTCCACTATCCGATCTAATTTGGTTAATGTCGGCATGTATTCTGCCTTTATGTTCGTATTTAATAATTGTGTCTATGAATGTCGTATGTGCCTTGTTTATTTCTCTAGCTTTTGCTATACATTGCACTAACGGATGTTCATGTGATGAAAGAAAATTTTTAGTAAATGATGGAGAATTTGTTTTTTCGGTTCGCTCATATGGTAGGGACAGTTTTTGAAAAACTTTCTCGATACTGCGTGCTGCCCATATTTGAACGTCTACTTGTGTTTCTGTTTTTATCTTGTGTAATAATTCTTTTTCTTGTTCAGCTAATTGTGTTTTCAATTTGTGAGCTCCTTCAACGTCTACACGAACTCCTAAGAATCGCATATCGACGAGGCAAGGAAATAAGTCAGTCTCTAATTCAAAGATAGCTCCTAGATCCTGGTCGCTTATTTCTTTTTGCATGACTCTCCATAACGCTAACGTTATTTCTGCATCACGTTCCGCATAGTTACCGACATACATTGCTGGTAACTTCCACATATCTGCTTTAGGATCGACACCCCATTCTTTTGCTGCAGCAACTAATTCTGTTTCATTTTTTCCACGACCAACATAGTCCCAACCTAACGAACCTAAATCAAATCTAAATCTATTTTCATTAACGAGTGATGCTGCAATCATCGTGTCATAAATGTTTCCATTTATTTTTATTCCCATCGCACGAATCCAACACACATCGTACATTGCATTGTGAAAAATTTTATCTGCTTGAGATTCACAAACGTCCTTAAACCATTGAATTACTTTGCTTTTTTCAAGGTTACCACCACCTTCATGATCGAAGGGAAAGTATCCTGAGTAACCATCAACGGCTACAGCGATACCTACAACTTTACCTTGACCGGTTACAGAACCTGATCCCATTGATTTTAAATCTGGGTCATGTGTTTCTAAGTCGATTGCAATTGTGTCTGCTTGTCTTAAGTCTGGAAATTCAGTAGGCTTAACCCACTCTGTTTGTGCTTCAATCATAACTTTATAAATTGTCCTTTAGTATTTCTAATTTTAAATTTTTTACCAAGCTTATCTCTTTTATCATTTTCAGGATAAGATTGATAAATACAATTTTTATATTCATACCCGTTTTCTTTTAACCATTCAGCGTGGATAACTAAAATTTTATTTTTCAACTATCCCCCAAGAATTACTTTTTTCTTTTTCTTCTTTCACTTCCTCAGGATAATCTCTATCGATCGCCATGTCAATATAATGTTTTGCTTTTAATAAATCTTCTTTTTGATTTTTTTGTTTGTGTCTACACAAATATTTTATAGCATTGCCTTCGGCAAATGGAATATTATTTCTGTTAATAAATTCTGATGGTTGAATGACCATAGATTTGTAGTGACTTCCGCCTACCTGCTTTTTATATATGTGATCACTCATAGTTTAAATTCTTTCTGTTTGTTTTTAGATTTAATTAAAAATAAATTTTCAATTGTTCGTGTAATTCCTACATACCACACTCTAAATTCTTCGTCTTGTTTTTCTTGCGATTTCTTTGCACCTTTGATAGTATTCGCCGTTTGGTTTAAATATAAAATTACGTTGTGGGCTTCCCCACCTTTGGCTCCATGAATCGTTGAAACTTTTATTCTTGGTTCCTTTAATAAATCTTCTCCATTATCTAACATGGCTCTCATATAATCTCTTTTAGATACAGGAACATTATTAAATTCTTCATACCAATCTCCTTGAAAATTAATTTCTTTATTTTTTATATTTTCTAAAATTCTTTGATGATGAACTTCAGGAATAGATTCACCTTTCTGCATCTTTTTCCAATTTAATATATCTTCGTATAAAGTTTTGCCCATGCTATTGCCTTGATGAGTCTGAAAGAAAAAACCTTTTCGTTTTAAATATGCAGGAATTGTTTTTAAAAGAGAATTAGTTCTGGCTAGTATTAGCCAATCTCCTGTAGTCATATCAATTCCATTAATATTAAATCGTTCTTCAATAACTCCTAGCTCATTTTTAGGAAGATAATCTTTAGGTAACCGATTAAGATAGATTCTTGAAATAACATCTAAAGCTTTGCGTTGAATTAATTGAGGAACTCTTTCAGATTTATCTAATAATATTTCTTTTGAATCCCAGTTAATAAAAGAATCCACATCAGCTCCAGCCCATCCAAAGATAGCTTGGTCATCATCTCCCGCAATCCACACATCACAATTAGTATCATCTTCAATCTTTTTAATCATCGCCCATTGAATTAATGAAAGATCTTGAGCTTCATCAACAAAGATAACCTTAAACTTAG